GTTTAAGTTGTCGCGGTACTCTTCTTCTTTTTCGATTTCAGTTTTGATATTTTTCTTACCCTCAATTAATTCTTTGGTCTGACCATTTACCTTGGAGATGTAATTGTTAATAGAATCAATTTTTGATTGGTGACCAGAAACCTGCTTTTGTAATTTTGCAACCTGCATTTCAATTTCAGCAAACGCATCAAGTTCTGTGTACAAAGATGATAGTTGTGTTTCCATCTTTTCAAGGCCTTCAGAAAGAATATGCAATTCACCCGAAGCAACATTGGTCATGGTTTCCTTCAACCTCTTAGTAATCTTCTGTGTACACTTAGGACACGAATCGTTGTTTTGATAGAAATCTAAATCTCTCTGGTGTGTACTTTGCTTGCCTTCCATTTTGCTTTTGAGGTCTTCAAAGGTTTTGATTTTTTGCTTGGTGGTTTTCAGTTGTTCGGTGTCCACAACAATATCATCAATTTCTTCACTTAAGTCTTTGATGGTTTGTTGTAGTTCTTCTATTGCCTTTGTTTCCTCTTTGACAATATCAAGATTCTTTTCGATATTGGCATCGGCATTGTTCTGAACCTTCTTCAAGTATTCTTTCTGTACCTCACACTTCTCTTCCAACAAATCAATGTTGTATTGAACCTCACGAAGAGATTCCTTCTGTTGTGTTATTCGTGCTTTCAACAGTCCATTCATTACAGAGAAAATTTGAATGTCTAAGATATCTTCAATCACTTCTCTTCGGTCTGATGCAGACAACTGCATAAACGGAATAAAAGATGAACTACCAAGAATCACTACTTGTGTGAATGTCTTGTAATTCATTTTCAAGATTTGTTCTTCAAGCATCTTCTGGTAATCTTTTGCCTTGGCGTTTTGGTCAAGCAATTTACCATTCTTGTAAATCTCAAACTTCTTTGGTTTCATACCACGAACAATTTTGTATTCGTGCTTACCATTGCTGAATTCAACTTGAACTTCACAGTCTTTCTCGTTGATGCTATTGACTAACTGTGGAATGTTGACTTTCCTAAACGGTCTTCCAAACAAACCAAAGGTAATAGAATCCAACAACGCAAAAGATTTACCGTTGCCATTATTCCCTGCAACGAGTACCTGTTGACCTTTGTTGAAATCTATTTCAGTATAGTAATTACCAAAAGACCCAAAGTTCTTGAATCTCACATAACGAAATTTAATCATAGGGAAAGACTCTCCATGTACAACTCTCGAATCAGGCCTTTCAATTTATCTCTGTCATCGACATCCATCTCATCGATTGTTTCATAAATCAAACTCAGAGTGTCCTGACCCACATCAATTTCTTCTTCCTCTAGGTCATTTGCTTCGGTAACATCAATCAGAGTTACATTGCTTACACTGTTGTTGTATAGACGGTCTAGAAACTTTTCAAACATGTATGGTTTGTTTTTTGTTTCAATGTATACCTTAACAAAAGCATGTTCTAAATGCTCACAGTCCATGTGAAGCAACTCTTCCGTTTTTGTGATGTCGTTATCATCCCACACATACTGATAGAACATTCTATACGGGTTTTGAATGAAAGTCAAGTTTCTATTTTCAGTATCGAAGACATGAAATCCCTTGTCTTCATTAATATCACCGAATGTAATTTGATATTGAGTTCCAAGATAGTGGACATTGTTCTTAGTCTGCTTACAATGGAAATGGCCGGACAATACCATTTCATATCGTTTGAACAGGGAATCATCAAGGCCACCATTTTGATGACTGACTCCCCGCAGAACTTGGTAACCATTCATTTCGAAGTGACCACAGATAATCGGAGCATTGCATGTTTTGATAAAGTCTAGAGATTCATCTTTATTTTCATTGTTAATCCACGGCACTATGCCAAAATTACAACCACCCAACTGAATAGTCGTTGGGTTTTCGTAAATATGAAAACGGGGATAATTGTTGAACACCTCTCTCAATGAATTCAGGTCATTGGTGTTCTTATAGAATGTGTCATGGTTTCCTAGAAGACAGTGGATTTCCATATCCAATTCATCTAGTCTGTCCAGAATTTTGGTTCTAACTTGACTGAGGGTATTGAAATTTACAAATTTTCTTCGGTCGAGGAAATCACCCAAGTGGAGAATGGTATCAATCTTATTCTCTACACAATACGGGAAGAATACATCATCGAAGAATTTGAAAAAGTAGTCACAAAAAATTTGCGAGTCGCCTCTGGCGCCAAAGTGTGTATCATTTAGAATCGCTATCTTCATCAGTCGTTTCCATAAACGGGTCGAATGGTTCGTCTTTTACCGGTTTAGGTTTTGTTTCCTTCTTCTTCTTGGTCTTATCAAATTTCTCAATATCATTTTCCGATAACTCTAAATATCGTGCAACTGGGTCGGATGTATCATCGGGGTCAAAGAAATGCATACCCATGTTTGCTTGATTAATTAGTCCTCTGTCCATCGCAACTTGAATTGCTTTGTACTTGATGAAGGTTTGCTTCTTTTCTTTTTGGATTCTTCGGAGAAATGCGTAGTAGATTATTTGTGTGAAATAAGAAAAGGGATTCTTCGATTTCTCGGGGTCGAAGTTGGTGCAGTACATCAAACAGTTTTCAATACCATCACCGACCATCTCTTCTCTAAAGGGGTAATTAATAAAGTTTGGTCTATAGGACAAGTGTTCTGCAATTTTCATGAAACACTCACCAATATAGTCCGTGACTGGTGGTTTACCTTCACCGGCCTCCTCGGCCTCCTTGACCACCTTTTTCCATTCAATCATTGCTTGATAAAACTCTTCGTTATCAATGTAATGATTATCTGGTTTCTTTTTTGCCATATCATTACTCCTTTGACACAATTATATTATGTTCTACAGATAAATCAAGAAACTAATACTTTTTTTGTTGACAATTTTTCGACCCCCCATTACAATCATCTGTGCCAACATTCATAAGGAACCATTAGATATAACTTAGTAATCCTCTGGGTTAGGTGACCAATCTTCATAATCGGTTCCAAAATCGTCACCACGGTCATCGGGTGGCGTCCAATCTTCATCTTCAACAGCATCAAGAATACCACTCGCAAGCATGTGCATCCAGATTGCGGGTGGAATTTTTATGCTTACAGAGATTGCGTTTGGGTCTTGTTGTTTTGAATTCTCTTCCTTCTTCTCTGGTCTTGCCCCGAACAATTGTTCTAACATCGAAGCGGTATCTCCAAGTGGAGGTAAGTCTTCTCGTTCGGTGTGGTCTGTTGCCAGTGAAGGATTGTCTTCGATTTTCTTTTGGTTTTCATACAAGAATACCATTTCTCTTGTTGGTGGTAGAAACGCCGCAACAAAGTCACTCGGGATTGTGATGTCTGCGGTTTCGCTACCTGCAAGGTAATTCTTCATGCAAGGTCTTCCTTTCTTCGAATTGCCAAATGGGTCAACGAATTGTGGGAAGTGAACTTCCATTGGTCGGTGAAGAGTCAAGGAATGTTTTGTCGAGTTGGTGATTTGACTAATAATAGTTTCACCACTTCTTAATTTCATAATTTTGTATTGTGACATGATATCCCTCCTTAAATGTTAATCATTACTGAATTGTGGTCAAAATTCTCTGAGCGATAAATCTTAATTCTTTCCACAAAATGCCTAAGGGTGTGGTTCTTCCATGATTTCCAATGTAAATCATCACCAATGTCATATAACTTCGCTAGTGTTTTATGTTCCGATTTTCTCAATTGTCTTCCGATAGATTGCAAAATTCTAATCCTACTTTTAGAAGGCGAAGCGAATACAATATTATGTAGTCTTCTGATGGAAACACCGGTGCTGAATGTACCGAAGGAGGCGACAATAATGGCATTTTCTTCTTGCTCTGCGATTTGTCGAATCTCTTCTCGGATATCCACATCCGTATTACCATGTACGAAGAACACCTTTCTACCGTTCGCTTCTTCTTTGATTTGTTCGTACAGTTTCTTTCCGTGTTTTTCTACAAACTGAAACAACACCAGTGTGTTACCCTTCAGTGTAGTTGTCAAATTACAAATGAAATCGTTTCTGGGTTGGTATGAAACCAACCAGTTGATTTCGTCCTGATATTTTGCCCGGGCAACTTCTTGACGAAGTTCCTGTGGGTATTTCAACAGAATACAGTCAATCTTCAATTGTGCAAGTAAATTCTTTTCCATCAAATTTGATGTGGTGGTTACCTTGTATACAGGACCGAAGAGTCCTTCGATAACCAATTTATGTGTTTGTGTACCATCAAGTGTTCCGGTAGTACCAATGCGATAATCACAGTCCGTCAATTTTTGCATGAGTGACATCAATGACTTTGCCTTGAACAAGTGACATTCATCACCGAACACTGCACCGAATTGGTCAAAGTATTTCTTTGGCATTTTGTACAATGATTGCCATGTTGAGATAACAACACGCTTTTCGGTTTGCTTCTCTTTACCTGAGTATACCATGTGACAATTTTCTTCTGCGTTCCAATGGTCTTTACTGGAATAGTCGGCAAAGTCATGTTCCATTTGTGTTACCAGTGATGTGGTTGGAACGATAATGAGAATTTTCTTATTCATGTTTTCCAAAAGATACCGAATCATCGAATAAATCATCAGACTTTTGCCTGATGCAGTCGGTGATAATAGAAGACATCGCTTCCGTTCAATCCCGTGTTTGATTGCTTCTAGTTGGTGGTTATGTGGTGCAATGTCTGTACCACCCACAGATAGATTTAATGACTCACAATATTTTTTTGCATTGAATCTATCGAGTGCAGGTCGTAGAGAATCTTCAACTGAAAGAGAATAGTTTCTTTCTTTTGCGAACTTAATTACAT